ATATTGATGAAACAGCTATGGTTACATTACACCTAGCACAAACTTCATCTTCTAATGATGTCTTATCTCGTATCTACGAGTACGATAAACAAAACCTTCGTGGTCAAGGTTTGTTTGCTATCTCTATTATTGATAAGAGTGGTCGTACAGCTTTGTTTAGTACACAAGCTCGTGTAACTATGCTTCCAAACCAATCATTCGGTGGAACATTAGCTACTAACGATTGGCAAGTAATCATGCCTTACTCGGATTGGCATGTTGGTGGTAACACTCGTGCTGGTGCTGATGTTCAACAAGTATTAGAGCAACTAGGTTATGTTCTAGATGAAGATTGGTTGATTAACTAAGACCAATCGGTAACTAAAATAAAATAGGAAATACAATGACACGAGAAGTTGCAAGTTATGCTCCAAGCCTAGTTGAAGTTTCTTTGTTTGGTGTTCAAATGGAAGGCTTCTCATCTGATAGCGTTGTTAGAATCACCAAAGAGGATGTTACAACAACTCTTGAAGTTGCACAAGATGGAAGTGCTAAAGCCACGGTAAACAAACACACTCCATATCGTGTCACTGTATCCCTTCAAAGTACATCATCAGCTAATTCTTGGTTGCACTTAATTTATAAGTTATACGAGAGAGCTGGTGTTGAGTTTAAGATGCCATTAAGTATTAAAGATAAGAGTGGTGACACTAACTTCTTCTGTACTGATGTATTCTTTGAGACAGTACCAGATAAAGAGTTTAACAGTGCAATCTCTGTTAGTGAGTGGTCATTCTTGTGTGTAGCTCCAAGTTATACTTATGGTGGTAATGTTGAACCTGATCAAATCATTGAAACACTACAACTACTTGCTGGAGCTTTAGAGGTTGCGAACATGTTTGGTATTAACCTTAGCAGTTTTACTGATCAATTAACCTCATTCCAACAGGGTGCTGTTTCTAAACTTAAGGAGATGTTCTAATGCTTGGACTTATTGGAGAAGCTAAAGATTTCCTTAAAGGTGTTGTTACAAAGAAAACCAAAACTTACGACCCATCTAAAAACAAAGTGATTGTTGCAGAAGGGTTGGAGTTAGATGGTATTATCTCAGCAGAGTTATCAGAAGATACTAAGACTTCAACAGTAAAGGGTGTTGACGCTCAATATTACGCGATTGTAGAGGACTTTAGTGAGATCACCTTGTCAGTTACCTTGTTAACAACATCACGATGTTACAGTGCTCTACAAACGCTAGACATAATGTCAAAACAAGAGAAAGCTGTATTACCTATTGTTGTTATCGAGAATGGTGAAGTGATTGATTCTTTTGTTGGAAGCATCCTTTCATTAGGTGGAAGAACGTTAGATAAAGAAGGCAGTGCTAAAACGGTTGTTTTCTCAATCAAAACAAGACGAGCTATCACTGGAAATGAGAAAGCTAAAATCACAACGGAAACTGCACCAACAGGATATGATGGAAATGCTACAAGCTTTCCTTACAATCAAGGTGCTGATGATATTGTGAGAAGACCTCTACTGAATGTTAATCAGATTGGTAACGAATAAATTTAAATGTTAAGTTGGAGAATAAAATGTCAGATAATTATAAAATTGTAGAAATTAAAGATAAGAAATACATCCTAGAGCCTTTTCTTGGTAAGAAAGGGTTTAAGATTAAACAGAAAGTTGTACGCCTATTAGCACCTGTACTTAAAGAAGTTGGTACACTTAAAGAAGATAACACAATCTTAGAATACCTAGCTGTAGCTGTACAATCAGTTATGGAGCATTCGGATGATGATTCATTATTTAACTTAATTGAAGAACTTCTGACTGGTGCTAAAACAGAATCAGGTAAGATTGACTTCGATACTGAGTTCTCTCAAAACTATGTAACTCTTTATAAACTTGTTGCTGAAATCGTTCTTTATAACTACAAAGATGTTTTTTCGGAACTCGGTATGAATGTGGGTTAACAGTCCCCGAAAGTTCATCATCGAGGGTAAATCCTAACGAGTTAAGAAGGTTAGAACAAGATTGGTCAATGCCTGTTGAGTGGTTGATTATCTTACAACAAGAAAAGATTGATGTTGTTGCAACATATAACAATTTAAAAAACATGTCAGTTGAAGAAGTTCAGGATGTTCTTGAAGCTTTAGAAATGCGTAAGATGTACAAGATTGAAGAAATCAGAATCCAAAAAGAACAAGAAGCAAAGAATAATAGGAAGTAGGGATTATGGCTCAAACTGAATTAACAAGAATGTTTGCATCACTTGGATTCAAGGTTGATGACACTGGTGCTGCACAGTTTGAATCAAGATTACGTACTCTACGTGAAAACTCTGCAATGTTCGCTCGTAACTTAGGTGTGGTTGCTAATAAACTAACCTTAGTTAAAAAGAAAGTTGATGCTCTTAATAGAAGTTTAGCTTCGGATAGTAAAAGCTCTAAGAGTAAGAACAACAAAGGAATGTCTGAAAGCTACAGTCGTTTAGCTAATTACGTTGAACGTGTTGAGCAATCACACAAGAGTATTACAACTCACGAACCTGTTCTTGTTAAAGCTTTAAATAATATTCGTGCTACTGTGTGGAAAGGTAGTAATGCTTGGGAAGCATATCGTAAGAATGTTTCTTCTGCTAACAACGAGATGCGTAGTTTCAAGCAATCTATGGCTGACATGCGTAGAGGTACTGGCAGTGTTGCTGTAAACAACAAGTATTATGGTGGTAATCAAACCTCACCTAGACCATCTGTAGCTCATCCTCCACAGTCACCTACAAGTGCTTCTGGTGGCGCAATGATGTTTGGCGCATTAGGTGGGGGTGTTAAAGATTTCTTCCGTAGTATGACTCCAGCTACAGCAATCGCTGGTGGTTTAGTATCAACAGGTTTTGCAGCTAAAGAAGTTGTTCAACGTGGTCGTGAAATGACTAAAATGAATAACGTTCTTCTGATGGCAGCTAGCGGTCAAGAACAATACGCAGAAGCTCTACAGTTTGTAAATAAAGAATCTCATCGTCTTGGTCAAAGTACACAAGAGTTGGGTATGGCTTTTGGTAAGGTATTGCAGTCAGCTCGTGGTAAAATGAAGTATGAAGATATTGAAAAAGTATTCACAGGCTTCGGTGAGTTGATGACAGCTATGGGTGCTAACGTAGAAGACCAGAAAGGTATCTATCGTGCATTCGGACAAATGCTTACGAAAGGTAAGATTGAAGCTGAAGAAGAAGGACAAATGGCTGAACGTGGTCTTCCAGCTAAAGAGTTGATTAAGCAATCAGCTATGGAAGTCTATGGTGTTGATAGTGCTGGTTACGAGAAGATGCGTCAGAAAGGCGCAGTTAAGGTTGAAGATATTGCTGTAAACCTCTCAAACAGAATGAGAGCTATGGCTAATAACAACGATGCCTTAAACAAGATGCTCCAAACCTCTGCTGTTGCTCAACAACGATTCATGAACGCTATTGATAGATTATCGCAAACTATCATGAGTAGTGGATTGGATAAGTCTTTATTCTATGTGTTCTCTGGTATGGCTAAAGTCCTAGAGCTTATTGAACCAATGATTAAAGGTTTTGGTTTGATGACTAAAGGTGTTTGGGATTTTGGAGTTGGTGTTAAGAATCTTGCTTCTGCTGTAGATGGAAGGTTACTTGTAGCACTTTCTGGTGCATTGTTACTAATTCTCAGGTTTACTACTGCTGGTAAAGCTGCTACCAACATGTCTAAGTTATTCGCCTTGCAAACTTCAATACTGAGTATTAAACACATTACTCTTGC